TTGATGAAGTCGCTTCGACTTTTAAGCAAGCATTAGTCGCACCCATTGGCACAGGAATTTCGTAATATCTCCACTCTCCATCGCTTGATACAGGCTTAGAAAGCGATGAGATATCAACCGAGTCAATACGAGGATAGACAACCACATTGGCCTGATCGGTTTTAATCCATCCCGAAACCTTGCCTTGCACGCCGTTAACATTGGATGAGTTGCCGCACACAATAACATTGCCTGTAGACGCTGAAAAGACGGCTCTTAAAAAAGACGTATTAAATGGCGTTACAATTGCGCCCGATGTTTGCTGTGAAGCTGTGCATGATGAGCAAGTTGCGCTAACTACACCATCTTCAAATGACCCATCCTCTAAAAGGTTTAATATGTTTCCACCAGCACCAGAACCCAGTGGTTTCTCTGTGCCATCCGATGCCAAGATATAAGCCTTGCCATCCGATTTAACATAAATCCTAGAAAAACCAGATAATGGATTTGCTGGAGTTGTAATTTGCTTTGCAGTAATTAGTGCGGTGTTTAAATCTCTATCTGCGCCAATAGGATAAGCGAGTTTAGAGTAAAGACCGACCAAAATTAAAACGATTAAAAGCTTAACTGCGTTCATTGATTCCTCGTTATTTCGTAATATCTTGATGCGCTTGAGCTATAAATAAGCTGCAAAGTCATTCCTGTTGTGCCAGTCCAGTCGCCATTTAAAAGGCATCCGCCAGCAATATCAGCATAAGGCACCGTGACCGAATTGGCACCACCAATTAAAAGTAAAGTTGTGCCATCTGGTGGACTTGGTACAAAAGGTGAATTTGCCGTTGTAACGTCTCCGCCGTTACCACTTACTGGTAGTGCTTGAAACTTATTAGAAGTATTTACAGTTATCGTGGAAGCGTCCACAACGTCTTGTGCTGCCTCGAATAAGAATCCAGAATTAATCGCTGCAACTTCGCTTTGAAGTGTTGATATGTCTGATTCATTTTGAGTAACACGAACATCAAGCGCGGCAATGTCTGTTATATTTTCGTTGATTGCCTGTTGCGTATTCGCAACCACTGCACCACTAGATCCGTTATCCAATTCAAGCACACCCGTTAGAGTGTTGTTTGTATTTTTTGAGGCAAAGGCAGCGTTAAAAGTTGCCGCGTTACCTATCTGTCCATCCGAGACCGCTATAACCCACCCCCGTTTAAGTATTCATACCTGTAAGATGTAGCATTGCGGCCATTTCTCAATTTCTTTCTAATTCCGGCCATCGATTCTCCGGTAACATAGTATGCACTTTCGTAATTATTTGTTATATGTAAAAGTTCTCCGGTCTTAACTTTTATTATTTTGAAATATGGCATCCTAGATAATTTGGTATCGGTTCTTTTGCATACCGCCTTTCTCGATTGCTTAATACCAACATTTTGATTGACCGCAGACTTACTCCTGTTTATGCATAAATCCCCAAATTTCTCAATCCAAAATGTCTCCAGCTCATATCTTTTGGGTTCCTCGATTGCATCAATTTTTTCGAATATACAATTGTTGAAACCAAGCATTTTTAGCTTATCGCTTAAGTATGTTCTTTTTCCAATTGGCAAAACTTCTTTATCATGAGTCCACTTATGGCAGGCAACTCTATTTTTAAAATCAACAGTGCTGCCTATGTAGACGGTATTATCTGGGAATAATATTTTATATATCGTGACCATTCTTTTAGACATGGCGCATCATCCTTATGTTACTTGTCTCAGTTTAATAACTCCGCTCTCGAACCAGTCAGAACCACCGCCGAAAAGTTCATTGAGTTTAAATCCGACGCCATCCCTATTGGATTGAGTTGATTCTAGGATCACTTTAGTAAATGATGCCTTATTATCTCTGTCTTTGAAAAACTCAAAGCGTGACTTGGTCGTTGCAAAGATGAGAAAGTTTCTCAGGTTTTCTACGCCTTGAGGATCGCGCTCAATATTGCTTGATCTGCCACTTTGATTTGTTTGATATTTAATATTCATCTCGGCAATCTTTTCCGTGCCAAACGAAACGACCTGCACTTGGTTTCCTGCCGTTACCGAAACACTGGCAGCCTGTGCGCTTTGATTATCCTCGAAATCGACATAATCTTGCAGTTTAAATTGAGGGCGAAACTCTGTACCCGTAACAACGTCCGATGTGTAAGAATTAGAACCTGTTTTAGCTGACGTAAATCCTGCAATACCAAAAGCCGATACACCCGATCTCGTTCCTGTCGTGACCAGTAGGGAAAAGTTTCCAGTAGCAGAGATAGTTATCAATCTAGTGTCTCTGTCAATCGTTACGGTGTACTCTTGTCCTCCGACTAGATTCATTTGCCTTGATAGCTCATCGGCAAACTCGCCAAATGTGTAAGATCCGATGTTAAGCGATGCTTGAAGTTCACTGCCACCCTCGTTGAAATCGATTGAAAAGCTTCCATTTCCTACAGTGTAGCCGTAAATAAATGATGATCTTGTGTTAATCATACGAAGCGAACCCCTTGGTCACTAACAGCTTTTTGAAGTAGCTCTGCAATTCTCAATGAGCTTTCCTCTGAGTCTAAAACATCGCCCTGAATATTAACAGTGACGGCGGTTTGTGGCTCTTGTCTTTGTTCTTGTTCAATTTGCTGTGGCTGGGTTATCGGATCAAAGGCACCTGGCCCGCCGACTATATTGGAGGATGATGCACCAGCATTTGAGCCGCCACCAGCAAAAGCCGATAATGCCCCTCCGAATGTTGCAAGCGCGGCACCAGCAGCAATTAAGCCTGCGCCAGTCCCTTGAAAGCCGGGAACAAACTGATATGCAATACCTTGTAAAATGAAAGCGGTACCCTGCTGTACAGCAATCTGACCAATAGTTCCAATGAATGATTTGGCAAATGCCCCGAGTGCGTTTTTCCCGTTGGCCAATGCTTGACCAAATGCGGAAAATGCAGAACCTGCAGCGTTTGCAATACCGCCTGTCAAGCTGGCTGCAACAGTTGTTCCTGTAACCTGTGCTGTTTTGCCGAATGCCAAAAGACCAGCGCCGACCTGATTGAAAAAATCATCAAACTGAATAGCTTGGCCTTCTAGCGCCGTGCCCTCTGGTTTTAGTGCAGCCTTAGCTTCTTCAAATCTTCTGGCAATCTCTAGCGATCTAGCGTTAAACTCTTCTTCACTAATAAGCTTTAACTCGGCAGCATTGGCTAGCAATTCTTGCTCGGATGCTAGTTTATCTAATAATAGTTGCCGCTCGCTTAGTCCGATAGATTTGATTGCATCTAATCTTTTTTGCTTATCTTCTTCTGTTATTTGCTGAACCGGAGAAGGGATGGCCGCCTGTTCTTTTACAAGTGCCGCATCAGTAGCCCTTTGCTCAAGCCTTAAAGACTCAAGTTGCAATTGAAGTTTTTCTAACTGAACTCGCCTAGATTCTATGACCGAAGATGATGCGCCAACATTTTCAAACTTACTTATCTGCGACTGCAATAGCGCAATCGAATCTGTAACTTGTGATATTCTATCGGATACAGCTACGCCGCCAGGATCCAGTGCATTATTTATATCGCTAACAGCACCGGCCAATAGTTTAATAAATCCACTTACGGTAGATGACTTGGTTATGAGTGCACCCAATTTCTCAGTCAGGTCGCCGAAGGCATTAGATAGTTGAGTGTAAGCACCCCTAGTTGTCTTAATTTTTCCAGCAGCGGCACCGCCAAACTTTTGTTCTAAAAGATCAAGCGTTCTTGCAAATGTTTCAGCATTATCTTTGCCCTTGGTGATAGCAACGCCATATCGAGAGAATGACCCAACTTCACCAACGGCAGCCTTGCCGACTAGTGTCGCAGCACTTCTAAGGTCAATGTTCAATGCAGCCGATAAATCAATAGCTGCTTTAGTTGCTCTCTTTAATCCGTTTTGATCCAACTGGCCAAGTGATTGGATTAGTGCGGCGTTCTCTAAAATTAACTCATCGCCAAAGGTTGAAACATTTTGAATCGATGATGCGAATTGCTGAAAGTCTTTCGAGGCTAGCTCTGTAAATCTACCACTGGACTTGAGTGCAATATTAAGAGAGTTAACCGCGTCCTCTTGCCTATTGGCAGCCGAAATGGAGTCTCTTAGCGATCCAGTTAATGACCTAAATGCGCCAGTTAAGATCGATGCACCCAAAACACCAGCACCAACCTGTAGCGCATTACCTATGCCGCCAGATAGTCCAGATCCAGCTTTTTGACCGCTAGCTTTTGCGTCTTTTTCTAGCTTCGAAAAGGCTGATTTTGATTCAATCTTTAATGGGATATTTAAACCGTCGCTCAAATCTTACAACCGATGATTGAGTCAATGTGATCCATTGAGACAACCTTTTTCTTATAGCCCGCAGCCTTGAAAGTATCCTTCCATAAGCTTTGCCTAGCTTCTTTTTTAAGTGTCGGATAGTCGAGCGAAGTCATAAGAGATAGTTTTTCTCTTGCTTCGATTTGGTGCATTGCTTGGGTATATGCCTCGATGTCGTATGCGTCCATGCTCTCGACTTCCTTTAAGCTAAAACCATAAAAGCGAATGAGCTGGGCCGTAACGAACCCAGCATCAGTCAGCTTTTTTTTTGGTTATTGATATACTTTAAAAGCTCTAGTGCATCATCATAAGATAGCGCATCCACTACCTCTTTTTTAATTCCGCACTTTTCAAAGAAATCCTGAATAATGTCGATTTCTTCACTAGGCCTTTCTTTTAATTGCTTTTGAAACTCTCTTAAAATTAAAAGTGATGGTGCCGAAAATTCGACACGATCACCATTGAAAGAGAATTCAATTTTCTTTGATACTAGTTCAAGCATTACGCATCAACCGATTGTGTCCAATCGCCCTTAGCAAATAAGTTAATTTTAGTGTCAACTGATTGGTCAAGATAAGCAGTAAAGTCAACGGCCATAACTTGCGGAGCAGTGCCGTCGAAGTTAAGGCTAGATGGCTTAGGAGCCGACTTCCAAAAAATAACGTCGCTTGAGTAATCAGTAACAGGAAGGCGAATTGGGTGCAGAATCAATTGACCGCCCAAATTTGAAAGTGATTGATAAAGACGAGATTCGCCAAAACCAGCAAGCTTTGTTCCTCCAGATGGAGTTAGCGTATCGCCAGTCACTTCACCAACTAGAATATTGAAACGCTCCTTGGATACTTCTAAAAGAGACATTGAAAGAGATGCAGATGATCCGACATAAATCTCTTCTGAGATAATTTCACCAGTTTGATTTGATTTAATCTCAACAACCTGAGCTTCCATTGAGAGTTCAATGCCTTCGGATGTTGCGCCAAGGTCAACGCCTAGACCAACTCTCAAAACCTCATTAACAATGCCTGTTGTGTCTGTATCAGCTTCCGCGCTAACCGCGCCGATAAATTTATTCTCAACAGTAATAACTGCGCCTGATACTGTACTTGGTTTAAAGGCTTTGATTGTGCCAGTAACAACAGCAGCATCTAAAGTGGTTTTCATTGCAGAAGCGACAACGCTAGCAGTGTCTCCGCTTGTGACTGAAACAGCACCAATTAAAGTTAACCCGGTAGGAGCAGGATCAGCATTAACACCATCGTCAAACCAAATATAGCCAGTCACTTCAACAAGTCCCGGAGTCAAATAATTGACAGGTAAATACTTTCCTGCCAGTACGTTTGCAGTATTCGCAAGCGCAGTAAATAAACGGCAGTGTTGCTTGCCCCATTTTACGTTGGCCGCCTCAAGTGTTGCATCAATGCGCTTGGTAGTTGTTCCCATTGCTTAATTCCTTTTAAGTTAATGCGTTATTAAAATCCTAAACGCATAGTTATTAATTGTCACGCACACCCGAAATATCTCGGGATTGTGATGTTTACCGTTGCTTTAAAAACCTTATCATTAGTATTCAACGCCTCGACCGATATCCCATTGGGTAGAATATCGTTAAATGATGCGTTATTCTTTGCGACAAGGGGATCAATTAAAGCATCTCTAATTCTAAGAGCGTTATCGTAAACCTCGTCAAAGGCTTCGACTTCTCTACTGTTAATTGACTTATTATAAATCTCAATCGCCACTGGGATATTATCTAACCATGACGAGCTACCAACATTTTCAGTAGAAGCTGAACCAAAAATAATCTTGTAATATTTCAAATCTGGGAATGATAAATCATCGCTTCCGATTGGATCATCAATTTGTTTCATGGCAGGAAAAACCGCCGCTATTCTATCCTTAATGTATTGCCTTGTGAGTGCAATCATCTTCTAACAATCCTCGCTGATCTAAGATCAAGGTTTTGATCGGGCTTTGCGTTTGTGCTATCTCCGATTTTAACCGATGCTCTTGCAGATACTTCTTTTGCCATATTGCGATATTTTCTAGCTTTAACTGAGAATATATCTTCAACCTCATTGGCAACCGATTCAAACATAAGAGAAAGCGTTAAAAACTTGCTCCATTCTTTTACTTCTTTGATTTCGTAAATATCATCCTTTTCAACGCGCGATCCGTCAATATTGGTGACGTTTGTTTGATCGAGATAGTCGAGGATTAAACTCTGGGCGACTCTATGAATATCTATGAATGAAACTCGTCCTTCTCTAAGGAATCTAAATAAGTCATTCTCATGTGACACAATATCGCTATCGTTTGAGAATAATCTGTCATCGGCTACACTTAGAACGCTTAGGCTATATGTCTTTGTTACTGGCGCGCCATCCGTTGTTATTCTAACTGATGCAACTTTATCGCCAGCCGTATCATAAACCCAATCGAGATACTTATCTGTTGTTACGTCGATAAATCCCGATCCAGCCTCCGGCTCAATTTCAACTAAAGTAATCGCAGCTTCATTTGGTGAAACGAAAGACGATGTGGCATCAATGCGAGTCATGTCGTCGATCTGTACAATTGATTCAAGTTTTGCGCTGATAAATATCATTTGCCACCCTTTCGATTAGATATAACCCAAAACAAATGGCCCATCGTAAAGCCAGCTAAGAAGGTAAAAGCTGGATAATCATAAGACCATTCTATAATTTGATTAGAGATTGACTCTCCTGTGCCACCTTGGTCGATGAGATAGAAATCAAACACCACAATCGAAACAATCATAATGATGATAAAAATTGCAGCCTTTCTCATAAGTCCTCTGCGAGAATAAAAAGGTTGTCGACTTCCTGCTGAGTCAGTCCCATATTAGCTGCCATATTATTCAGAATGGTATTATCTCTTTCAAATACTGTACTATATTCCCAAGTCGTTCTTACAATTGATTGATCTGGCTCTGGTAGCGCAGCAATCATATCCTCAATGCTTTGCATCGAAATGTTCGACATAATCAATGCCACTCTGAATTGGCGAGGCGTTACAGATTGAGGAATAATTCTAACCGCCGTTTCGCCGCTTGATGTTTCTTCAAACTTTTGAAACTCTCTATCGTTTCTATTCTTGGACATTGTCACTTGATGAACCCACCTCGACTATGTCTTTATTTGCCATGCCTGATAGATCGCAATCATACCAAGCAAACCAACTCTTGCCATCATGCACAATCTGATAATTATGATAGGACGAGCGATTGACGTTATTCGCAAGCATCTGTCTCTCTAGCCCTCTTTCGGTTTTAGCCTTGAGGTATCTTTTAATTGTTGCACTTGTTTGTTTCATTAAAAAAACAGGGGAGCCGAAACTCCCCCGTCCTTAATTAGTCGTTAAGGCCTAGGATAAGTGGTGATTTGCCAGGAGCAGCACCCTTCTCGCCAGTATGTAAAGCTTTGATGCCGAACAACTGATCGACTGCAACTCGCGTTGCGCCTACGCCAAATTCGTTAGCAGGTTGCTCGTCCATAGCTGGAGCAGATTGGAAACCTACAGCAAGAGACTCTTTAGAGCAAAGGTAAAGTTCTTTTGCAGTTAATCCATTGTGGATTACAACTGGCATTCCGAGGATCTGCTTAACGTAACCGTCACGAATGACCATTTCGCCGAAAGCAGAAGTGTCTTTGAACTCAGCAAGGTTTACGATTGCGCTGTTTTGAGAAACAGATACGATCCAGACGCCATCTTCCATTAAACCATCGGCCAAAAGATATTTTTCTTGCATAGAAGTTAGGTTGGCGTAAGTAACGTCAACGTCAACACCTACATTCTCGAAAGAAGCAGCGCCAGCGGCAAGAGCAGCGATGATTTGAGAATCAACAAAACGGCCATGTGCAGAAGCAGAGCGCTTAGCGAATTCCATCTCTGATTGGATATTAGATTGCTTCTTAGTCATTGCATCAATGATATAAGCAACATAAGCGTTAATGCTTAGGTCTAGTTTATCAACTGTAGCTGTTAAAGCTGTTGCATCACCAGCGGCACCCTCTGAGCGGTCAACAACTGTGAAAGAAGTCAACTTTGGAAAGCTGATTGATTGTGCGCCCGGGATAGCGAAGTTTGAAACGTCAGTGAAATACGGGAGAAGTTTTGCTCTGAAAGCAAGTTCTCTTTGAACTAGTGAAGCAATAAGGTCTTGCTTAGTTGCGCCTAGTTCGGTGTTGCCAGTAATAGCGTCAGCCATGATTTAACTCCTTTTAAGTTTTGTTATCTTTTTCCTAAAGATAGGATAGCTTTTTCAAGTTCTTCTTTTGTCATTTCCTTTGGATTCTTAACGCTTGGTTTTTCAGGCGCAGAACCTCTAGGATTAACATCATTAATTTTTATCGCTGGAGAAGTGAAAAGAAAGTCGTTTTCTTTTTTTGCCTTATCCATTAAGCGAGTAAGTGAATCCGAGTCAATTTCGCCATTCTCAGCTCTAAGAGTCTCGAAGTCGGTTTTGTCAAATAGACGGATTAACTTATCAGGGCTTTTGCATCCATGCTTTACCGCTTCGCTTTTGATTGCACCAGTTACGGTGTTCCAAGCGTAACGCTCGCGCTCTTGCTTAAATGCCAGCTCTTTTTCTTGAAGTTGTTGCTTTAAAGTTTGAGTGATTTCCTCATACTTTCCTTGCGCCTCAAGCTCTTTGGTCTTGTAGGCATTAAGCTCGGCTTCAAGTTGCTGGGCGCGTTCCCTAGCTTTCTTTTCCGCTTCTACGCTCTTTTTAAAAGACTCGTAGGCTACGGTGTCCGTCTTAACAACCTCGCCACTGGCTTGAGTTGTCGAATCTACTAGATTCTCTTTTGATACTTCCATCTTAAATACTCCTTTCGTGGTAAGTCAAATCAACGGAAAAACCGCTGAATAGATTTGATTAATTTATTCTCCAAATTGCGAACAAACTCTTTTCTTTCAAATAAATTGGCCAGATCTCGCCCTTGTTCCTTCAAATATTGCAGAATCAGGTTAAGTTTTGCTGTCCTCTTTGCGCCTTTAATATATCGTCTATGCTTGCGCTTTAATGCGTCAACATTAAAAAGGGTTTTTGATGAAATATATTTGCTTCTAAGAGAGTCCAAAAGCTCACCCGTGAACGTCATATTCGATTTATCTGGGTTGTATTTTGAATGAGTTGAGTTATGCCTTGCCAGATATCTTCTTTGTTTTTTTGTCGAAGGTCTAAGTTTTGGATCAATGCCGTTGTCGCGAACCTCTTTAACGATTTGCTTTGTTAATAATTCTTCAAACCCGCTTTTTTTAATTGCTTGACCAATCCGTAATACAATTCGCTTTCGCTGCTTTTCGAGCCCTGTCAACTTAACCCTACTCACCTATAAGCCCGATGTTTCTTAGAATTTCGCTAATGTTTTGCTGGTTAACCTCTTGAGATAAAAAATCCCTTGCCAGCACCGGATCTTCGTCGCGAATACCTTCGGCAATAAATATTGCCTCATCGTTAGATAGACCAAAGAAGTCGCGCTTGTATTTACCGTTGGGAATCGTCGGATGCCCTTTAAAGCCAGTGATATGGCCATAAGCCTTTGCGGCTTCCTCGCCTTCAATCTTAATTTCAACTTCGCCGCCAAGATTCTCACCCTCTATAGATAAAAGCATGTCACCAAAGAGTGTCAAATCAACGTCTCCACGACTCACGCCTTTAAGTTCGGCATAATCTTTCGTATAGGCTTTAAACTCTTTGCCGTTTCTGTCTTCACCAGATTGCGTCCTAGAGATCATGAAATCGATGGCTTCCTGAATAAACCGTTCGCGCTCATTTGGCGTCGGTTCTCGTCCAAGAATATCCTCAAGATCAATCTTCTGGGCTATCTTCTGTTGTGACTTCGATACTTTGCTGACCGCCAAGCGTTTCCTCCCGGTATTCGAAATAAAGCTTTTTCGCTGTATCTAAATCAACTTCCTCGCGCTGCATAATCGCCCTAATAGGACTCGATATACCCAGATCAATCTCGCGCTCAATAATGTCCAACTCATCAGATTCCGATTTAAGCATTTCGGGTTTTGCATATTCAATGTAAACTTCTGCGTCCATTGACACTGCACCAAGTTTATATTTTTGATCTAGTGTGCTTGTATTAGATAGCGCAACAGACCACGCAAGAACTAAGTCCCATAAGTCAGATTCAACCTTTTGGAATACGTCGTAATCTTCACGTGACGCGCTCATGTTCTCGATCATTGACAACATTCTCTCTAGGCCACTACTGAAATTACTGCTTTGAGCTTTGAGAGTAATTGTTGTCGGATCAATACCCTGACATGAAAGATAAGCACTAAGCAATGTTTCCAGATATTGAATTGATCCAGCAATGTCAGCATTAGGGGTAACAAACTGGAAATCTGTTTCAATTCCACTATCTTTATCAACAGGAAGTTTTAGTACATAGTTAGGTCCCACCTGAAAGTTTTGCATCAGCAATTCTTTGGGGCCCTTAACAACAGCCTGAGCGAAGCCCTGCATCTTCGTAACCTGTGCAACCTCGGACATTCGCACGTTAAATTCAACTGTAAAGTTTGTGTGAATGTTCGATTGTCTTACCCAGTATTCAAATTCACGCTCGTCTGCAATCTCTACAAACGGCATCATGCCAAACTGCCTTAATGGATTAGCGATCACATCACTAGCAATTTGACCGTTGCCATCAACGATATAATTCTCTTCTTTCGTCCAAACAAGATAACGCTTTTTAGCCTGCTTCTCTTGTTCTTTGATTGCAATATTTTCTTTATAATTCTCAGTCGACTGAGCCGCGATAGTCTGGCGACCCGTTGCCGTGCCCACCTGATTGGCACTCTCTTGAAGCTCATTATAATCATCGTATGCCGAAATTATATAAGCAATTGCCTTTTCCGGTTCAAAACTATCTTCAACTACGTCCCATTGATGAGGTCTAAGCACTCGCATTGTAAGCTTGCCGTTGCGTGGCACGACCCATAGCAAGCACTGCTTATGTAATTTAAAGAATTTATTTGCCGTGCAAAGCTTCTTGTTTGCGCCCATGTCGTGATAGATGTTCCATAGAATTTCGTTTTGTTCGGGTGTTAAGTCTTTCCATTCGCGCTCTGGAGCATCCTTGTAAATAGATGCTAACTTGTTAACGACGCGCTTTGCCACGTTAATAGAACTAACCAATGGCATTTCGCGGATCGTTTCCTCATTAGACTCACCGCGCATATCAGCGACAACGTATTGCTTAATTCTGTCGTTATATATTTCGGCTTGCTTATATGACTCAGCTTTTCGCCCTTTATTTTCATTGGACTCAATTCGGGCAATTGCCGATTTGATATTGTTTTGCGTTAATTCCATTTTATCGCCTCTGATTTGATATGTTATAATTAGACATTGCATTAATCGGAAACATTTTCCATTGTATGTAGCCGAGGCAATCGCTTATATGGGTTAGCTTCTTGTCTGAACCTTCAAATAGATTGCCATTTTTCCAAACCACCTTTTCCATATCCCCAATCAATTTTTTACACATTGGATTAATGATAGTTTTATTCGCGACAAAAAGTCTATTAGTGTTATTGACGCGATCTCTTTGAAGTGGGTTTCTAGTTGACTCAATGGTGAAGCCAGCTTCTTTTAAAATAATAAAGTCAGACTTGCCAGATGTCTTTCTGTTTGCACCAGTAGAGTCTGGGATAACCACGCCGCCAGAGTGACCAAGCCCATGGAGCTCACTACACATTTTATAAGTGTCGCCAACTTCAATCCATACCTCTTGTTGAACATGAAGCACGCCGTCGATAATTTGAGTAATAAGTGCGGTCATTGGTGAAACGTTAAAGTCCATTCCAATAATGGTGGTGCCCTGAATCTTTTGAGTTTGGCCAACGTGGATTTCGCGCCTAAACGAGCTATATGCCTGACCATCAGAATCGTCGGAGAATTGCCCCATCTCAAAGCGCTCTCGATCTTTCTCGGGCATTGATTGGAGAATCTCCAGATATGATTCATCAATATTTTCTATATTATCGACTGGATTCATTAACATACAGTCATAATCTTTCGGGTTTTTTAATGGCTCAGAATCGACCGGATTAATTTTTTTAATGAATTGCCAGTATGACCAATGAGACTTTGAAGGTGGGTTCTCATCATAATAGGCGCGGTTTTTTAAAGCGTTTTTTTCTGCAAGACGCGTCAGTGCGATCTGAATAGATGAGTAATCAATCTGCGAACACTCATTAAAGAAAATTGTTGAGTATTCCTTGCCTAGAATTTTCTCCACGCGATCGGCATTATCTAGTCCGCTAATCCATATTTCCGATCCGTTTGGAAGTGCCCAGACATAATCACTCCTATTTCTTGCTTGCCATGATGGCATTAATTCAGGGAAGCAAAGGGATATCACCTTGGGCAGCGTATCCATCCAAATAGATGTCTTTATATGATTGAATCTCAATCTAACCATTAAATGGCGAGACTTAACCTTGCATGCTCTAACGATAATGGCGTAACAGATAATAAGTGATTTGCCCGACCGTGAACCACCGAACAACATACAATGAACGACTGCGGATAATAATGCCGTGGCCACAACTTGCTTTATTGTTTTTTTAAACTCACTCAAAGATTCTCATCTTCTTTCGGGATGGTTATGTTAATCGTGCCGGTTTGTTCGAATTCCCGCTTATCTGATTGACCTAATTCATTCTTACCCAGCCATATAAGCATTGATACATTTCCGGCCATGGCAACGTCATACTGCTTCTTTCTTAGGTTGATTTTGAGCCGCTCTTTCTTTTGCTCTTTATACTCGGAAAAACTTAACCCTGTGCGTTCTTTTATTCTTGCCGCAAGGGTGTCTATATTCATGTTTAACTGCTCTGCGCAATAAACCTCGTTTGCCCATATAATAAGAGCATCCAACTGCTCCCATCCATCAAATTTAATATCCTCAAGTTCTTTTCTAGGACGCGCCATTTTCACGCTCCGCTTTTAACTCTTCGTATGTCTGGCCGGTTGATTCTAGCGTGGCCTTTTTACCGGTGTATTGTTCGAATCTCTTGATAATAACGTCGCAATACTTTTCATCAACCTCCATCCCATAACATTTTCGATTTGTTTTTTCGCAAGCAATCAGGGTTGAGCCTGAACCGAGAAACCCATCAAATATATTGCTGGCTAAGCCAACCTCTCTAAAAACCCACTCATGGAGCGCAATCGGCTTTTGTGTTGGATGAAGCCTTTTTTCCTTCTTTTCTGAGGCTTTAATCATACCATTCCATTTATGATGAAAAAGCCTAGCTGAGCCGCCAAAACTACACCAAGCCAACTCGCAATCTGAGTTATTGTTAATCGCATCGCCCTCGCGCTTATCCCAAACTAGCCACGCAGCCGAGCTAGGTAACGCGTCAGAGTAGTGATTTGCACCCCATGTAATTATTTTTTCAAAAAAACCCACAAAGAAACTTGGGTCAAATTTTTCATCATCGCCCTTAATAATATCATAGTCACCCCTTCTTGTTTGCCCAGAGCCAGATGGCGACTTGTAAGATATTCCATAAGGCGGATCTATATAGCAATCCGCTTTCTCGCCATTCATTAACTTTTCAACATCATCAATCATCGTACTATCGCCGCACATCAATCTATGGTTTCCGAGCAACCAAATATCTCCACGCCTAGTTATTGGACTAACAACTTCAGGCACAGCATCTTCGTCGCATTGCGGATCAAATTTTTCAATAGGCTCAATAACAAAGTCCTTTATACCTAACATTTCAATATCTAACTCAGGCCCCAAGTCTAAAAAATCTTGGTTAATTTGCCCTAAATCAAGTGCTGCCCATTCTGCAATGGCGTTATCCGCTGTCATGTGAGCATATTCTTGCGCTTCATTCTCAAAATCCTGATAATTTACGGCTATTTTATCCCAGCCAAGAGATTTCATTGCTGCCATTCGTCCATGCCCAACAATTACAAATCCAGATTGCTTAGATACGACTACTGGGGAGCGTTGCCCTTGATAATCAATAACCTTTGCTAGTCTTTCTATTTGTTCTTGTGGATGCTTATTTGGGTTTTTGGGATGAGGGATAAGCCGAGAAATATCGACAAGCTCATCATGAGCGCAATTAATTTTCATAAAACCTACTAGGTTAAACGTTCGATCAACTTGATCTGTCTTTATGATTGAATTGTTTTAACAAAGTGTCAAATTACTGGCAATTCTACTTTGCAACTTTGCAATACCTATAAGGGGCTTCAATGTTTCAAAGTTGATTTATTGGCGAAGCAGAGTTGACTTACTGATCCTGTAATACTCAGGATTAATCTTTCTTAGAATATCGACATTGATCTGGTGGGTGCTTTTGGTTAGCTTTACTGTGCCGTTTAGCATTGCACTATGGCGACCGTACTTAGCAAGGCGAGCTTCTAACATCTCAAGGATTATATCAAGCTCTTTAATTCTTTCCATTATCTTAGCAGTTAGCCAGATGTTGCCGTCGATTTGTTTCATTTGATTAGTTTTTCAGTGATTGGGTGAATCGGCAAGAAAAAAGAACCCTAGATCGTGCGAACTTACAGTACGCTTATCACTGCCAGAATGAACGGATGCCTAGGACTTACTCTTTTAATTATTGTAGCACAGAATGGTTGGGGTGGCAAGACTCGAACTTGCGACCTAATGGCGACCCGGGCCACTCACTCTACCACTGAGCTACACCCCAAAAAGGAACCCCGCCAGACTTTTCAAGGATGATCTAACGGGGTCTGAACTTTGCAACGTGAGGTACAAAGAAGCTTTAAGATAACATAAGGTTAAATTTTAGGCAATATAAATCAATCTTTTGAGTGAAATTCTTGAAGTATGGCCAGTAACTCGGTTAGGCTTAGGCTGACATGGTTGGCATAGGGATCGTCTGGCCATTGGCTGTAATGGTCAATCATTCCGTATAATAGATGCTCGATGTAATAGAGGCGGTCTTGGTCATGTGTTAAGCCGCGGTTTATAAATGTATCTACGCAAGCCTTAATATAGTCGTTATCGGGAAGCTGTAATAGGTTAAACTTCATAGTAGTGGCCGTCACAAATTGTTGAAAATTTACCACCAACCTCTTTAATGTGACACTGCTGAAAAAACCAATTTTCTCTATTTATAACCGTTATAACCCCGAAGCCTAACTGCCAAGATGCTGGATTTTTACCATATTCCATTTGTGGGGATCTGTGATTTGTTAGGTGGCCTATTGAGTGCATCGTGTAAACATTGCCTTTAAATGAAGTAACACTAGACTCTTCTATTCTGTGCGTGTGTCCGCAAATCATTGAGCAATCGAGAAGCTTTTTAAGTGATGGCTTTGCTATATTTTCACCACCACTAGGTGGCTCATGCCTAAGATATAAATTACAATCTAATACTTGATACATCTGATATTGACCGTATGGCACAAGCTCAATATTTCTTCTTTCTAATCCAAGTTCGACCTCTAGGGTGAATAAGCCGTGAAGTGCTTTTGCATTTTTTAAAATATATTTATTAAGACGGTTAGAATGATTTCCAAATAGGAGAGTTTTTCTAGCGTTGGGAAATCTTTCTTGCCACTCATCTAACGCCAAATTGGCTTCATATAATTCATCCTTGAAAGATTCGGCGTCAGGATGCTTGTCGTGAGAGGAAATTTCGTGACCATCAATAAAGTCACCTAACTGGCAAATGTGATCTATTTCTATATCTTGAAAAACATCAAGTGCGAGCTTGTAGCCCTTTTTATGAACGGCTGGAAAATGGGTGTCCGGTAGTACCCCGATGCGATAAGTTTCTATTTATCCCGTCCTTGGCTTTGTTTATTTAATTGTGGACGGGTTTTAAATGGATTGGCAAATTAGTGTTTTTTTAAACTATTCTTCGTAACGCGCGAACTACTCAGCTCTTCCGATGTGTTGCCATTTTCAATAGCCCGACTTTTTGCCTCAATCTTTTCTTTTACTGCGCCCTTAAAATTAAGCCTTCCTGCGCTGTATTCGTGATCTCTCATGCCGCTTGACTCTTCAATGCCTCTAGTGATCTTAGATACGATCTTGTTACAGATAAACGCTGTTGACGCAGGGAAGATATCATCGCCGTAATAAATAATGAATCCACTTCCGACTGGTTTTATTTTTATCTCATCCACTATAACCCCTGCTTTGTTGCGTATTCGTTAAGTTCCATAGATTCTAAATCAATTCTAATACCATCACTTCCGTGCCACTTATCGCTAAATAACATCACAATTTGAGAATCATCACAACCTTTAAAAGTTTTCTTAATCTCTTTAAATAATAAATCTGTTGCATATTTAGTGGCGTTTTCTAGGTCTAAGCACGTCTGAGAGATGTAGCCTTGCTTGGTTAAAAACTTATCTAGCGTAATTGAATACCCTGCGACGATACATGGATTATCTAGGCTAGCATAATGAAGTGCAAAGTTGTGGATCTCATCTTCTTTCTCAGAATCAAGTTGCGCTAAAAATGCTTGCTCAAATTCTTTGGCTTTGTCTGACTTCCTAGAAAATACTCTCCTACCCCTTACACCGTATTGATTGGCTGTGTTTAGAGTAACTGGCTTTAGAGGGATATCAATTGTAAGTCTCATTTCAAAACACTAAAACAATCTTAAACATTAGTGCAAGTCTTTTCCCATTGTGGCGTTTATACAATAAAGACAAATAGAATCGATGTGGGAGAGTTTCGTTTTGGAATATGTGCTATCTGTTATTTTCAAACGAGATGATCCATAGGCACCACACAAAGTATCCAAACCACTCCAAATATGAAAAGTCCCGCCCTTTTTTGCGGCAACAAACACGTTAAACCTCTTTCCTTTTTCCCTAAAGTCATCTTCCTATTTGTTACTTTTTCCCATATTGCAATCAGAACATAATATTTGCAGGTTATTTATATCTAATTCTAACTTAGGGTACTTTGATCTAGGCTTGATATGGTCTACATGTAAAGATTTTTCTCTGGACAAACACAACATGCACTTGCTTTCGTATTTTCTTAAAAACTTATATCTTAAACTCTTCCACTCTCTACTCGTATAGAAGTTATCCATAAATTCACACTTATAAATAAGCTAAGCAATTAATTATAATTATTGCAGCTTGGTGAGAGGATACAGGAAGAGAAAGGCCGCTTTAAGTGTGCTTTCTTTTAAAAGCATTGACTAAAGCAACTTTCCCCGATTCCTCTATACCTCTAAAGCTTTGCAGCTATGGAGCCGAGTTCACAGGATCGCTTCTAAAGGCGCATGGAGCTTGCCAGTCATTGCCCCAGTGCATACGTGAAACGATAATCCGCCCGACTGACATTGATAAGATATATCTACGCATCGTGAAACGTAAATATGATGAAATACTTATCGTCTTTATGCAAACTATATAAATTAAAACTATAGTGTTTTATTTTACTTGATTAATTGCAACCCTTAACCGCTAATGCCTTTATGTATATCAAAAATATTCCCGCCAACATCAGAAGGATCGCCTTAGAGCGCAATATTAGCCAGTCTAAGCTATCCGAACTTACCGAGCTACACTCTACCTATGTCTGCCGCATATTTAACGACAAAGCCAATCCGAGTGTAGAAACGCTTATAAAGATATGCAGCGTGCTAGATTGTAAAATTGACGATCTTTTAAAATAATCCTTTTAATTTTCTTAATTCTGTTATAATTAATTCTCGACTCGCAAAAGTCCAAATTAAATTAGTTAGCCGCAAAGCATACACACCGCCACCTCTTTTAAGTTTCTATTGCGAGTCGCTTAATTGGGGTGGTGGTTTATATTGGTAAGATATGCTCCTTGAAAACTTGCGGATAAGCTTAATTAAATAATTTAATGGAGTGGTTGAGATGAAAACAATTTTAATTAGGACGCAACAAGAATTTGATGCGTTACCAGACAGTTTTTCGGAGTTTACAGAAATACAAATTAGGTCGAAAGAGTTAATTGTAA